AAGGCAAAACCGCGCTTTACCTCGACATCGACATGCGCGAAAACCGCGACGGCGAGGACCAATATGGAAACACTCACATGCTGGTTATTTCTCCAACGAAGGAACAGCGACTAGCCAAGGAGAAAACCCCTATTCTTGGCAATGCAAAGACCTACGTTTTTCCTGACCGCAACATGCCGCAATCATCGGCACCGAAACGGACGACCACAGATGACGATGATTCCATTCCCTTTTAATCTAAGAAAAAAACACTATGAACGAAATCACCGAAACAAAAAAACCGCGCACCTTGAAAGGCTTGCTGTCGGAAGAAAACGTAAAGGCGCAATTTGCGCTAGCATTGCCGAAGCATCTTAACGCAGACCGATTTGCACGGGTGGCAATCACCGCGCTTACAAGGACTCCGAAGCTGCAAGAATGCACACCGGAGAGCTTCATGAAATGCCTGCTCGATCTGTCGGCACTTGGCATTGAGCCGGATGGCAGAAGGGCGCATTTAATTCCCTACGGAAAAGAATGCACTCTCATCTTGGACTACAAAGGAATTGCCGAGCTTGTCATGCGATCAGGAACGGTAAGCAGCATTCACGCCGATAAGGTTTGCGAACACGACCAGTTTGTCAGCAATCGCGGCAAGATCGAAAAGCACGTTGTCGATTACAAAGCACCACGCGGCAACAGCTACGCTTACTACGTTCTTATCACGTTCAAGGACGGCACGGAAAAAAGCGAAGTTATGACCCGCGACGAATGCGAGGCAATCCGCAAACGATCACGCGCCGGCAGTTCTGGGCCATGGGTGAGCGACTTCGATGAGATGGCAAAAAAGACAGTTTTTCGCCGTGCATCGAAATGGCTACCGTTGTCACCGGAGATCCAAGACGTTATCCGGCGCGATGAGGAAACAGAATATCGCAACGTCACGCCGACGCCGCAGCCTGCAATTAACCCGTTTGCGCTATCCACACCGGAAACAACGGAAAACGCCGCCACGGCCATCCTCGACGCAACAGAACAAAAAGGAGGGATTGAGCCATGAAACCAGAACAACAAAGAATAGCGATTGCGAAAGCGTGCGGCTGGACGGCGGAGCAGGACAGCAATGGATATTGGAGAGCCGCAAAGCAAAAAGACGCTGCTGTTGAGTTGTGGCTGAGTGAACGGACTGTCTGGAGCGTTGGCATCCCAGACTATTGCAACGACCTCAACGCCATGCATGAGGCCGAGAAGGTCAAGGAAATGGCATTTAATAGTGATTACGCATATTGGCTGGCACACATTGCTGTTCGTGACCGTGGGCTAGAAGAGGACAAGCTCAACGTAGGGGATGGCTTTGAAATTGCGCTTACCGCCACCGCCGCGCAACGAGCAGAAGCCTTTTCAAGAACAATCAACCAATGGGAGGTGGAAGAATGATTATCCTCGACACCGAACAAGGGAGCATGGACTGGATCACGGCGCGGCTATGGCGTTTGACTGGGAGCGCGCTGAAATCGAACATCACCGCTACGGGCCAGCTATCGAAGTCAAGTGCGGCCATTGCAGCAATCGACAAGCTGATTTCCGGCCTCGACGCTGCAAACGAGATCCGCACGAATCCCGACGCGATTGCAGGACTGGACGAGTATGGACTACAAGAATGGCTATCTCATTACACCGGGGAGAAATTCAGCGGAAACAAACATACCCGCCGCGGCAATGACTTGGAGCCGGACGCGCTGGCAGCATTGCAAGAACGAATCGGGATGCAGATTGACCCCGTGGGCATGTGCATCATGGGCGAGGATCCGAACGGCGTTGTTTCATGCTCGCCGGATGGACTAATTTACCATGACGGCATACTTGTGGCCGGAGCCGAAGTCAAATGCCCGACGCTGGCGACTTTCTATGGCTATCTGGCCGATGGTGGACTACCTGACGAATACAAGCTCCAGGTTCATGCAGGCATGGCAATCTGCGAAGTCGATCAATGGCATTTTGCCGCGTATTTCAGAGGCAAACCGTTGTTTTACGTGCATGTTGAAGCAGATGGATTTACTGAAAAACTTGGCGACTCATTGCAAGATTTCCGCAACCAATACGAGGAACGGTTTTGGAAGATTTCCAGCGTTATGAAGGAACTTGCACAGAACGCAAAAATCCTCCCACCATGACCGACACCGCCGCTCCGATGCTCCCAGGACTCCCGAATTGCGCTTCCGTGCGAACTCGGGTCGGGTCATGGTTGGGAGCGATGCCTTGTTCTTCCTCTTTTGATTCCTCGTGGCGTGCTGCCTGCACAATTCGTTTATGCTCAGTGACTGAGGTGGATGACTTCATTCGGGCGCACTACCTCGGTAAACGTCCCGCAATCGTGATGCTGTGCCTGATGATGATGGCCAATGGCGAGCCGGTGGGGTGCATCATCTACTCGGCACCGCCCCGCGAAGCGGATAAGCGATACGGCGGGAAAACGTGGGAACTCGCACGGCTCTACCTGCTGGACGAAATACCCCGCAACGCGGAAACGTGGCTGATCGGCCAAAGCATCCGCTACATCCAGCGGACGCACCGGGACGTGATGCACCTCCTGAGCTACGCCGACCCGTCCGCCGGTCACTCCGGGACGATCTACAAGGCAGCGAACTGGCGGCATGACGGGATGACCGACGACGAGCGGAAAAGCCCACGCTGCGACTACGTGGACGTCCGCACGGGCAAAAAGTATGGACGCAAAGGAAACATGCCCGCTGACGCCGAGGTGGTGCGGGTGCCTCGCGTCTCAAAGTGGAGGTTCCACTACCCTCTTCATTCTCGGAAGAACAGCCAAGCACAGGAAGTCGAAAGCATTTCCTGATGCAACATGTTTTAACCAAATGAAAATCATCCTTCCAATCAAACTGACTAACGGCAACACCGGACGCGGAAATGCTTGGTATATGTCGGCGGCATTCCGAGACAAGGTAGAGAAAAAACTACGCAAGCTAGGACTGGCAAGATCACCGTTTGCAATTCCGGTTACGGTCACTGTAACGCGAATTCTGGGCAAGGGCGAGCGGATGTGGGATTCGTCGTCAATCTTGCGCGGCAACTGGAAGGAGATCGAGGACGCTCTTGTCGCAATGGGATGGTTTGTGGACGACTCGCCGAAGCATATTGTTTGGACTAACGGACGGCAAGATGACACCAGGCGCGACAAAGGGCCAGCCGTGGAACTGGAGATTTACCCATATTACAAAGATTGAAAAAAATGGTTTACTTTTATCAAATAGCAGCTTAGATAGCGGCGGCACAGAAAACAACTATGAAAACACAAGCTATGAATTATGACGATTTTATCAATGCAAAAATACGCAAGGCCATGGAATACGGCTTTGAACCGAAACCAATTACCGCGAGCCTTTTTGACTGGCAAAAGCAAGTTGTGCAATGGGCGGTGAAAAAAGGACGCGCCGCGCTATTTGAAGAATGCGGACTTGGTAAAACTTTGCAACAACTGGAATGGGCGAATCAAGTTGTCATGGAGACATCCGGCGCGGTGTTAATTTTGACTCCGCTGTCAGTCGCCAAGCAAACGGAATCAGAAGCGCACAAGTTCGGATATAATGCAAAGGTCGTATCCGAAGAATCGGAAATTACCGATGCGGGAATTTACATCACCAACTACGACAAACTGGATCACTTCGACAACGTGAACTTTGCCGGGGTAGTATTGGATGAATCCAGCATTTTGAAAAACTTCACAGGCAAAACTCGCCGTCGATTGACTGATCGCTTTGCCGATACTCGTTTCCGGTTATGCTGCACGGCAACACCATCGCCAAACGACTATACTGAGTTTGGGCAACACGCGGATTTTCTTGGCGTATGCTCACCGATGCAAATGCTAGCGACGTTCTTTGTCAATGATACATTCAACACTGGCGACTGGAGATTGAAAAAACATGCTGAAACGTCATTTTGGGAATGGGTAAGTTCATGGGCAGCCTGCATTTCAAAACCGTCCGATATTGGATTTGACGACAAGGACTACAATCTCCCGAAGCTGAATCTTGAAACGATAATTGTTGACGTTGACGAAACGACCGGAGCGGATGAAGGGGAGATGTTCAGAGTCGCCACACTGTCAGCCACTACGATGCACAAGGAAATGCGGATGACTGCGCAATACCGAGTTGATGAGGTGGCGAAGCTGGTTAATCCATCGTCTGAATCGTGGATTGTCTGGTGCAACACGAATCTTGAAAGTGACATGCTTAAAAAGGCTATTCCAGACGCTATTGAAGTCAAAGGCAGCGACACCGCAAAATACAAGGAAAATGCCGCAAATGGCTTTGTGGACGGCAAGCACCGCGTTCTCATCAGTAAAAGCGGGATATTCGGCTACGGAATGAATTGGCAGCATTGTTGCAACGTCGCGTTTGTCGGACTGTCCTACTCGTTTGAGGACTTCTATCAAGCGTTGCGCCGATCCTATCGTTTCGGACAAAAACGTGAAGTAAATGCCTATGTCATTCACGCGACGACCGAAGGGCAGATCATGAAAACGATCAAACGGAAAATCAAACAGCATGAGCAAATGCAATCGCAAATGAAGATTGCCGCTGAATGCTTCCAAGAATCTGATAACAGAAAAAATGCTATGAAAACAACTATTGATAAAATGACGGGCGACGGGTGGGAAGTTTACCACGGCGATTGCGTTAGAGTGGCGCGTGAAATTGAAGATCATTCGATTGACTTTTCCGTGTTTAGTCCACCTTTCGCGGATTTATTCACCTACAGCAACGATCCGCAGGACATGGGTAATTGCGATGGACTAGACGACTTTACGGCGCACTTTGAAATCCTGATCGAAGAAATGAAACGGATCATGGTGCCGGGGCGCGAAGTGGCTGTGCATTGCATTGACTTACTGGCGACAAAATGGAAACACGGAAACATCCAGTTTCAAGACTTCAGCGGTGAAATCATTCGCGCATTTTGGAGACACGGATTCCTGTTTCACTCGCGTATCTGCATCTGGAAATCGCCAGTCACGGAAATGCAACGGACTAAAGCGCATGGTTTGCTTCACGCTACGCTAAAAAAAGACAGCTCTGATTCCCGCGTCGGATGCGCTGACTACTTGCTTGTTTTCAAAGCACCGGGAAAGAATCCAAAGCCGATCACCAAAGACGCTAATCAATTTCCCGTGTCATGGTGGCAAGAAGTTGCCAGCCCGGTATGGATGACCGTCGATCAAGGAAACGTGCTAAATAAGGACGGAGCAAAGGACCACAAAGATGAGAAACATATTTGTCCCCTGCAACTCGACGTAATCGAGCGCGCCGTGACGCTTTGGAGTAATCCCGGTGATTTGGTTTATTCCCCATTCACGGGAATCGGCAGCGAAGGTTACAAGTCGTTACAGCTTGGCCGACGATTCATAGGCAGCGAATTGAAGGAGTCGTATTTCAACCAAGCCTGCCAGAACCTAGCCAACGCAAAAGCACAATTAACTCTTTTCTAAGACCATGAAATACAACTGGATCACAATAGCAATGGAACACGGGGCGCATTTGAATTGTCAAAAATACATGCGTGGATACCGCGCGGCAGTATCATGGAGGGACAGGTTGCCGGTAATGGGTGACTACGCAAAGACATTTGAAGATGCGCTAACGTCACTCGACACCGCAATCCATGACGACGCTGCCGAAACTTGACAATCAACCTGAATGATGCAAATGGCGCGTGACGTAGCGTTACGGTAACGGCAAAGCGTTACGCGCTTACACATTGATACACTGTCAGCAAAAACATTGACAAAACATACACGAAGCTGTATGATCCAGCATATGCAATTTACGAAACTATTCAATTCGATTCTTGATTCTACCATCTGGCAGGAACCGCTTGAAACGAAAGTTGTATGGATCACAATGCTTGCCATGTGTGACCGAACTGGCGAAGTTCACGCAAGCGTTCCGGGCCTTGCCAAACGTGCCGGTGTGACATTGCAGCAATGCAACGCGGCATTGGCCTGCCTAGAATCACCGGACGAATACAGCCGCACCAAGTCACACGACGGTCGTAGAATTAGAGAAATTGACGGCGGATGGGAATTGCTGAATCACGCCAAGTATCGCGCATTGCTATCCGCCGAGGAACGCCGGGAATACAACAAAAACAAGCAGGCGCAATATCGCGCTGAAAAAGCAGAGCGGGAAAAGTGCAAAAATGTCAATGACATGTCAATGACAGTCAATGACAATGTATCAAATGCACACATAACAGATGCAGAAGCAGAAGAAGATACAAACAAAGACATAAAGACAGCACCGCCACTGGCGTTGCCTTTTGATTCTGCCGATTTCAAACTATTCTGGTCAAATTGGGAGCAGCACCGAAAAGAGAAAAAAGCCAAACTCACGCCAACGGCTCGAAATCAGCAGCTACAAAAGCTGAAAGACATGGGAGAACACCGGGCAATCGCGGCATTGAAACATTCGCTTGCGAACGGATGGACGGGGATTTTTGAGCCAGAACAAGCAAAACCAAACGGCCAGCACAAGGGAATCGAGGAACAGATACCGCTCAGACGCTTGTGAAAATAATTGAAAAAAGATATTGACTGGAATCAAAAACCGATTAAGATACGCGCATGACCAACACCAAACAAGCCGCCATGAAAAACGCTACAATCAACGGAGTGAAGCTGATGAAAAAGGGAGTCAAGGGAGCCGATGGAACTTACAGCCCCGTCAGCTACTCAATCGGAGTCCGCTACGAAAAAGGATCGCAAGGGAAAGCAACCTACAATGCCGCAGTGATATACGCAAAAGGCTACGCGCCACTTCCCGCCGCGTTATTCCCGCAAAACGAGTCCGATGCGATGACCGACTATTTCGAGAAAGACAAGGTGATCTTCCGCGAAGGCACTCCGGAGTTTGAAATCATTGCGGCATTTGCCGCCGCATGACGGAACCGGGCGGGGTTCAATCCCCCGCTCAGACGCTTGTAAAAATAATTGAAAAAAGTTATTGACTCGAATCAAAAAATGAAATACTTTTTGCGTGTCAACCAATAACAAAAATGAAAACAACATACGGAACACCAATTGACAAGATCATTTCAGAATATGACGGCATTGCACTTTGCCAAGTCGGATGCGAGCTTGTGCATATTCACACATCGAACATCATTTGGTAAAACCATGAACAATCTAATCTCACCCGACTGGCTATCGTCACTTGACCGCAGGATTGCGGAAATGCCGGATGATGACGAGCGGATCCAAGTCGCGGAATGTCAGCGGCCATTGTCGCGGATCGACAGGATTGCGCCAATCGTTTACACCGGCATGGACGGCTTTCCGACGCGCTACGATGAGGAATTGACGCATGACGAATGGTTTGCCATGTTCTGCCGCGCTAAGAGCGTCGTGGAGCGCGGAGGGAATGTTCTTCTATGCGGAACACGCGGAGGCGGCAAAACGCGCATGGCGTTTGAACTTGGACAAAGGGCGGCAATTCCACGCGGTAAGTCAAAACCGAAGCGCGTATACAAGTCGGCAATGCGTATTTTCTTGGAAATCCGCGCAACGTATCGCAAAGACAGCGCAATTACAGAATTGGAAGTAATGGACAACTTGGCGACATGCCGGCTACTTGTCATTGACGAGGTCCAGGAGCGCGCCGAATCGGAGTTTGAAGCGCAAAAGCTCACAGCCATTATTGATGACCGCTACCGGCACAAGCTCTCGACGATCTTAATTGCCAACTTGACCCCGCAGGCTTTTCAAGCAACGCTCGGGCCGTCAATCTGCGACCGATGCAACGAGGATGGCGGATTGCTGGAATTTACTTGGCCGAGTTTCAGGAATCAACAATGCCACGCGCTGGCGCAAACGGAATGAGCATAATTCCCTCAGCCAGTCGTGTGCGCCGCCTTGTTCGTTGGCTTTTCGCACCGCGTAAACTGATCAGAATCCAGCAAATTGAACTTATGAAACTGCACAAATATAATGGATCGCTTGCGCAAGAAAACCATAAACTCTGGGCTGAACTCTCCCGCATTGAAAGCCCTCTCGCAGCGGCTAGAGAGGCTTGCATGGCTGCGGAGTTGGAAGCAGCGATGCAAAAAGAGAGAGATGAAAACCTATCTCGATTAGGAAATAAAAATAAACGAACGATTTGAAAAGCTCGCCGCAAAATTCTGTCCTTCAAACTTTACAATGAAAGCACCAAACGCATGAACAGCAAAAAAGCCACCGTAAAATTCTCACTCAACCTTGACTCGTCAAACAGCGGCGAAGTCTGGCCAATGGAGGCGAGAGACAACCCGAATCTCGACGAGAAAATCCGAGAATCATACTACGCCGACGAAGACGGCGCGTCGGCTGGATTCGATATTGAATGCATCGAAGACCTGATGGAAATCCTGAAATTCTATGCCGGGCGATCCGTCCACATATCGCTTGTGGTGGAGGTCAAAACGCCTGAGTTCTCGACTCATGCCGCACTATGCGAGAAGTGGCAGCGCGGTACCAGTGCATCCTTCCGTGCTCTGGAAACCGAGGATCTGTCCCCCGCGACTGCGGCAAGCAAGATGATTTCCATCGCTCACGCGCTAAGTCGGTGGGAGAAGAAATTTAGTCTGCCGAACGCCGATCTATCCGACCGCCATGAGTAAAAGCCACCATCACCAAGAACCTCCGCATGGCACTTCGGATCAGATCCTTGTTCGGCATTGCGCCGACGCGGAACCATTCCCCAACGAGACGGGATACGACGCTACTCCGACGCTGCACTGCGAATTATGCAATGGGGTGGGATGCCTAAAGCCAAAGCCTCGACAACTACCAGCTGATTCGCTAGAACCTGCTTTCCGTCCTCCTGCCGTGATCTGCCCACGCTGTAAAGGATCGGGCATAGACCCCGAATGCACACGGACTGAAATCGGAAAAGGATTACGTCTGCCGAACAGCCAAGCAAAGTCATCCGCAGGATTGACTGATGCGACATGTTCTAAATCAACTCATGGTTGATCTATTAACAACAATCAAAACAATGAAAACAACCGAAACAATACTTATCCCGCCAATCAGAAAAGCCGGGCCGAAAAAAGAATGCGACCAAGGCGAAATCGCGGCAAAAGCAACAATCTACTTTAGGGCATTGCTCGAAAAATACCCAGCAAGCACAAGGAACATGCACGCGCGGTCATTATTCGACCTGCAAAACCGATCAAGCGAGGCACTGAACAACCGGCAAGCATTGATTTACGTTCTTGGCTGCAACGGATTTTCGCATAAAACCGCGGCGGATTGTTTCAAAATGAAAGAAGGAACATGCGTTTACATCTTTCGCCGGGCAGCGCAACGGTATAAAACCGAACCGGATTTTCGGCAACTTTGCAATTTCATCGCAGAAAAACAACCATAAACAACCATAAACAACCATAAATATGAGCGGAGGACATTTTGATTACGCACAATACCGAATTAATGACATCGCACTTGAAATAGATGAAGTCATTGAAAGCAACAATGACCAAACTATCACCTT